AGGCGGGCAGCATCTTGCCCAGCCAGATCAGCAGAATGATGCCGAGGATACCGCCTCCGATAATGTAGACCAGCTGCGGTATCTGAAGCCCCATGCTCTGGATCACCTTTACCACAACAAGAATCAAGATGCAGATGATGCCAAGCACGACAAGAAAGTCTATTGCGGCGCTGCCAGTCATCACTTTTTCCCTTTCGACTTACCAGCCTTGCTCATTGCGATAGCGATGCTCTGTTTCTGAGGATAGCCCTCGTCCCGGAGCTTCCCTATATTCGCTGATATGGCTTTGCGTCCCGATCCCTTCTTTAGTGGCATCAGAGTTTGTCCACCGTTCGAAACTTGTAGTTTTCTTCGAGGATTTTACGAAGAACCCTTTGAGCTTCCGGACTACCGTCGAAAACATTGATCCCCGTCTCCCGCATCGCCTGATCAATAAAGATCAGTGGGATAGACCCAATTCTGCGCATAGTCCGGCCAGAACTGTAGCCGTTATTGCCGGACGTCCGGTCAGCATGGTTTTCCTCAAGCAGAGGCTCCACGTCCTGCGTCTGATGGACGATCAGCCCCTGCTCGTGGTCCCACACCCCGCGGGAGGTCCGGGGCGCAAGAATCTCTTCGTCAGCCATCACTTCTTCTTCGTGTCGGGCTCAGCCTTCGGCGACGGCGCATCATAAGATTTTGCCGCGGTCGGATTGACGTTCGGGGCCGCAGCCTGCTTGGCACGCCTGGCCTCCTCGACACGCTCTTTCAGAGCTTCCTCCCAGGGGCGCTCGATCTCGTAATCCGGCTTGTCGACCTTCTTGGCATCGCCATTGGTGACCAGATGCTCGGCCCAGGCGCGGTCGGTATTGCCGTCGAGGACAAAGCCCTTGCCCAGATGCACGCCGCGATAGCCAAAATCGCGGTTCAGCTCGATGAAATAATCGTCTTTCTTGTCGGCCATAATCGGCTCCTTGCGTTTGCGTCCAAGCAGCTCATGACCCCGAGCGCCGGGATCATAAGCCGTGCCTTGTTGCTCATAACTGCTCAGGGCTTACGAACCCGTGGCGGTGAGGTTCATGACCCCGGAGTGAGCCTTCTCGTTACCGACCTCGAGGGCGTATTCCGCCTGGATGAGGATCGATTCGGCATGCCCGGTACGCGCCAGGGGTACCTGGCGGGTCGGCATCAGCTCAGCGAGCGCCACATATTCCGGATCCACCAGATAGATGGAGCCCGACGGCATGAAGCGGTCGGGCACAATCTGCACCTGGCCGAAGTCCGATTCATAGACATCGATGGCGGCGACCAGCTTCTTGTCGTCAGCCGACTTGTAGCGAGTGGCGTTGGCGACAAAGGTGGTCGAGATCTTGCGCTTATGGGCGGCCGTCACATAGGCGTATTTGGGATTACCGCCCGAGTTCCAGGCGTTCATCATGGCGAGGTTGAAGTTCGCCTCGGTGAGCGCTTCGGCCGTGCCACCGGTAGCCGCGGCATTGGGGTAGCCGTCGCCGGTGCGCGGTGAGTTGGACAATGTCGGGGCGATTGGCGAGCCGGCCGCCGCACGGGTCGGGTTGGTGATCAGGAAGGCGCCGAAGCCTGCCGTCTTGCGGGCTACGGATGCCGAGCCTGGAACCGCTGCCTGGTTGAGCAGCAGCATGGTCTCCTTGTCGCGCTTCAGTTCCTTCAGCTTGTATGAGACCTGCTTGGCGAGGCTCTCGGTGCCGGCTGCCTCATCATGCTTGGGCGTCGAGTCGGAGAGCAGGATCACCTTGTCGGAGATCTGGGTGAAGTTCTGGCGCCGGAACGGCGTCACGCCGGCATCGACAGCCGGGGCGGCTTCACCTTCGATCACCACGTTGGCGGGGTCGACGGCGCCAAGCTCGGTGAGCGGCCATTCGTGAAGCTTGTTCTTGGCCTTCACTTTCTTGAGCGAGGTCAGGAACGGCGTTTCGGTTGGGGTGATCATGTTCTCGGCCGAGGAGAGATCCTCGCGCAGAGTCGCAAAAGCATAGGTCTGAATGGTACCGGCAGTAACGCCCATGGGGGCCCCCTGTGTCGGGGGCGCTGCCCCCTATCTGCGTGTAGGCGCCATGATCAGGGTTTTGGCGACGTCCTCAATCGACCCCGTCTTACGCGCCCGGTTATAGATATCCGCTGTCAGGCGCTTGGCCTGTGAGGCGGCAGCTCCTTGAGAAGAGCCAGGGCGCAGTACGACTTTCCGGGGTTGTGAACTCGCAGAAGCATCGCCTTGGCCATTGGCCTTCTGGCGTACCTGGGATTTGTCATATTCGGATTGCAATTGGCGAGCCGCCAACTCCAAGACGAGCATGTAGCGATGGTCGATAACTTGTTCGACTTCCGCCTGCGGAATCCCACAGTACTCTGCCGTGCGTATCAGCCGGTCCATGACCACAGGGGCCTTTTTGGGGTCGGCCAGATCGGGCAGGATCGATGCTAGGCGCTGGGCTTCATCAAGAACTAACCGTTGCCGACTTTGAGACTGCAATGCAGCCTGTTCAGCTTCGATACGCTCGACTTCCTGTGCGACAAGCCTCTGCTTTTCTTGCACCTCTCTAAGCTCTTCCCGCTTGAGCAGATACTCATTGGGGTTTCGAGCCCGAAGTGCATCCCAATCTATGGTCGGCTTCGCCAGAGTGTCAAGAACGGCATCCAGGCTCTTCAGCTTCTCAACCGCCTGCTGGTTGGCGTTGTAGAGCGCCGCGGCGTTGTATTCGACCGCCTTTCTGACCTCTACAGACTTCTGAATGTTCTGCTCTATGTATTTGGTTCCGCTGTAGTTTTGCTTAAGCTCCTTGAGCGGAATTTCCTGCTTTTTGCCGTCAATTGTAATTTCCACAAGGAGTTCATCGACGTCGACTTCTTCGTCATCGTCGGCAGCAGCTTTTTTCTCGCCCTCCTCGGTTTCCCCCTCTTCGGACGGCTCGCCCGCATCAGGATCCTCCGAATCAGGCACCGGATCGGCATCGCCTTCGACCGCCGGCTCCCGCGGACCTTCCTCGTCCGCGGGCTCAGTCGTCATGATCGCCGATACGACGGAATCGTCACCAGCATCGGGTTCAACTTCGGCCATCAGGCAGCCTCGTCCTTCTGCTTCTGTTCAAGGAACAGCAGCTCGTTGGTGTATTCAGTGAGCTTGCTCTGCAGCCGATTGAGCAACTGGCCCTCATAAAACAGCTTCTCGCGCTCGGCCGTGTCGTTGGTGCGCATCATCTGGTCTGCCAGATCACGGCGCACGTCGTACATCGCCTGGGCGAACATCTCGTCCTCCAGAACCTTCTTCAGGGTCTCGCGCTTGCGGATCTCTTCGTGGTTTAGATTGCTCATTGCGGTCTCGCCTTTCCATTGGCGCCCGGCACCGGCCGGGCCTTCGCTTGTTCGATGGCCACCTGACGCTTTGTCGCGTCATCGAGCTGCACCTTCTGGGCAGCCACTGCGTAATCACCGGCGGTCTTATCCCGCTCACGGTCATCGGCCATCATCTCACGCAGCATCTCGCTTTCGGTCTTCATCTGCAGCTGCTGGTTCTCGATATTGCCCTTCTGCTGCAGCTCGGCGGTCTTGAGCTGGCCCTGCTGCTGCATCTTGGCGCCTTCGACCTTCATCTTGACCTCGCCCTTGACCTTCTCGGCGCCAACCAGATCAGGCGCCGGCGTGCCTTGCGCGGCCTGCGCCTGCTTCTGGGCCTGCTGCTGGTCAAGCTGGGCCAGCACCTTGGGATCCACTCTGGGGAAATAAGGGGTGATGGATTTTTCCCCAGCAAGACGCAGCAACTGCTTCTGGGTATTGCGGAACTGCTCCCAGCCGCAGACCGGATTGGCCATGCCGAGCGTCATGATCGCTTGGGTCTGCACCGCCGCGACCTGGGTCAGCGCCATGATCTTCGAATCGATGCGGCCATTGCCCAACCCGACATTGACCGACACGCCAACCTGATCGTGCCAGACATCGGGCAGCACCTCCTGGTAGCCGGTCATGGTCTTGAGGCTCTGGGGGCCGCGCAATTCATTCATGGCGATGCGGACAATCGCTAAAAAGAGGGATTTGATGCCCGTCTCGCCTGCGTTACGGGCCATCATTTCAAGCCGGGCATCAGCACCCATCACCGCTGCATTAGCGGCGATCTTGGTGGTAGACTGGAGCGCATCAGGATCCAGACCTTGGCTCATCCGCGAGATACCCGACCGTTTCTCGGAGACCTCTTCCAGGTACTGAAGAACGGGAAGCGTCTGGCCCGCCACGAATGGGGTCGTAAGCTCTTCGATCTGTCCCGCCCCCTTGGTGCGGATCAATGCGCCGATTTCACTGTTCTTCATGTCCTGGGCGTTGACCATCGACTCGTTGAACGCCCGTTGCGGGTTGTTGGTCAAAGCCGCATTGTCGATGATACTTCTGAGCAAGGCGGTCTGAGCGTCCTGGTCCTGAACCAGATCCTCCGCCAATGAAATCGGGAAGAACACATGCGGCTGCAGGTCAGTTTTGAAAATGCCAAGCGGCACGAAATTGACCGGCTCATCCAAGAGTATCTTATACTCACTGCCTCCAGTGATGATGTGTCGAAGTTCCGCTACACCATCACCATCAGCGTCGATACGCAGCCAGATTTCGGCAATGCTGATGTCGTCTGACATCGGGTCTTTTTCATCGGCATCCGGCTCGTTGTTATTGACGTAATAGGTAGTGCGCTCGTTCGCCTCA